TACAATCTACTACAAAACACTACAGTTGTCAACAAGCAATTTACAAAGTATTTATGCTTCTATTGTATTCGTTTGTAGTGCATGGTATTTTATATGCTAGGAGGCATCCATATGGAGACCAGGGTTATATCTATCCGCCTCGGTGTAGAGTTACACGATGAGATCAAGGCGATAGCGGAAATGGAGAAGAGGGCAACTGCCCAACAGATTGCTTACTTCATCGAGAAGGGTCTGGAGAGGTATTATGCTGAGAATAATTATCTGAAGGGAATGGACGGGAATACTCCACCAAACGACGAGAGAATGGCAAAGTAATGCATTTCCCCAACAATAGAAAATACCATAAAAAAGTAGCTACAGGTGATAATATTTTGTTGTATTTCCCAGATAAGAAGAAAAAATAGGAGTATTGTGATGAACTTCTTTACTGTTTTCGGATTGGTTGTATATTTCATAATCTTTGTGATCAATTTCAATCGAACGTTCTTGATGGGTGGGATGAATTTCTTCCTGGCATTTATCCTGTCATTCCTCTGGCCTATTACCACGCTTTTCATGCTTATTGGCTCGATGATTTCAATTTTCAATGCTTCCAGAGGAAGATGAAAAAAGAGGACCCCAGCGGTTGTTCTGGGGTCCAGGGGTAAAGCATACGTTAAGGAAAGACTGAGATGCACAAGTAACGATACCCATGAGAAACACAAGGAAGTATGTCCTGCCTATAGTGTTGCATGGATTTCAGATATCAAACATTACCCTGCTTTGAAAATGTAAGGATTTTTTCTGATGGAGTATATATTTCGTCCAGCTTATCCGCTATCGGCTTCAGGTTCATTGCGACCATAGATGTGTATCTCCTCTGCATGTCCATAAGTTCCTGGTGTTTCCATGCAAGGTATTCTGCGACAAGGACAGGGAATGCTCCTGAGACGAGCAGGTTGGTGTTGGCACTGTGACGCAAAACATGATGCCCTAATTTTGCCCATTTATCTGCGCGTTTAGGATCTGCAGCCTTGAGGGCTGCCTTGAGTTTTCCCATATTGATGTCGGTCCATCTGTCATAATGTGGGAAATAGTAACCATCCTTTCTTGTGAGGGTGTCCAGGGCAGCCAAGGCTAGGGAGGGTAGTGGTATGATCCTTGTGACACACCATTTTGGTGGAACAGGTTCTTTCATTGCACCTGTGGTGAATTGGCTGTCTATGGTCAGCACCCCATCGTGCAACTTGTCCTCATGGATAGCGAGAGCCTCCCCGCGTCTCATGCCGGTTGTAGCCACAACAGTGATGAATGCGTGGTATTCAGGGGATGGGAACAGTTCTGGATGGGATAGCAGATATTGTACCATTTCTGGCGGAATCGCCTGTCTCTTGTTTTCTGTATACCTGATGTTCGGCAATCTCATTGCTGGGCTGCTGACCATGATCCCGTCACTCTCTGCCTGTGACAGGGCAACTTTCAGGACAGAGTAGATCATCTGGCTTTTCCTGCGTCTGCCGTGCTTCTCTACAATGATTGATGCTATATCCTTTATATCTCTCTTGGTCAGGCTGGAAAGCTGCATGGATATATAAGGTGAAGAAGAAAGCAGCAAATGCAACACCTTCGCATATCGTGCGACCATCAGTGCGTATCGTATGGTATAGTTTCCCCCATTGACCAGGGCGTCCTTGCGTCTTGGGTTTGTTGCAGGATCCTCATAGAGCGAAATCAGTTCCGACAAGGTCATCCGCTCGGTCCTATTCCCCTCTGCAAGCCTGTCTACAAAAGCCTGTGCGTAGAGTGTTGCATCCCTCTTGTTTGCCTTTCCTGTGGAGAGCTGGTGACGCTTCCCGTCAAGGTCCGTATATTTGAAGTAATAACTCTTCCCCCCCTTGCGTCTATACACTGTAGTAACCACGATCGTACCGCGTTTCATGGGCATCATAACCTCCCTAACAGTGACAAAGTGTCACCATTGAATTATATGAACAGTGTAACATGCATTCTAAGTATATATAATACCTATAATAGCGTTTAATGTAAAATAAGCTATTTTGGCATACTATTGGTGCAAGTTAACGTTTAATTAACGCTAAAAACTTGTCCTTTACGCAGGCATTATAACGTAGTACGCTGAATATGGGAAGTAAGTTGGTGAAAAAGTGAGGTACAAAGTGTCACCATGGGATCATTGGTGACACTCAGTGTATAAGGAAGGACCGGCGGGAGTACGATTTCCACCGGTCCAACAAGGAGAGAAACTATGAAACGTCTATCTGGTCAGATGATCAGAATGTGAATGCGAAACCTGCCTTGTACATGAGGTCCGCAGGCTTCATTAAAGAATCCTCGTCAAACATGTACGTGGCCCCTCCGAAGACACCCACCTTGCCGAAGTTGACACCGGCGGTGACATCGATGCCATACTTGCCGTCCTTCATCACTGCTGCGGTACCAACCGTGGTGGTGATGCTTTTCTGTTTGCCCTTGAGCGCATTGTATTTTGCGGTCATGGCTGTGGCCTCCTGGTAGTATCCATCAGCCTCAGATGCCTTCAGGTTATATTCTGCAAGCAGTGTGTCGTATTCAGTCTCCAAGGCTTTCCGAGAGTCCTCTGATGCTTTCAAGAAGCTCTTGAGACTTTCGATTTCGTTCAGCAAGCTCTCTGCTGTCGCTTGAGTGTTGTTCAATTTCACTCCTGACTTCTCCAAGTTGCTCGATAATGTGTCCAGCATCTTCTGAGATTCGCTCAACTGATTCTCCAACTGCTCTATCTGCTGCTTCAGCAAAGCCACCTGCTGACGCTGCTCCACGTCCTCTGTAGACGGTACCTGGAGCGTCTGGGTAGGGGTGCTCTCTGTTTCTCCAAATGAGAAAGGCCATGCCGCCAGCGGTGAGAGCGCCAGCACCAAAAAGACCAAGCTCAGAGCGATTACGCGTAAGCCACGCTTTGATTTTTTTCCACACATTGTATGTCTCCTATTCCGGCAGGTTGCGTACCAGCATCTGCAGGTAGTCGTGGGCGGATCCCTGTATGGGAGGCAGGTTGCCATTGCCATCAGGTTCTGCTGCCATTGCTTCCTCGTAGGTCAGAAGCTCCTCGTGGTAGACTGCGAGAGGGCGATTGAAATCAAGATCGCCAGAAAGATCATCATCAAGAAGACGGAATCTAAGGACGCTTGCAAGCGTCTTGAATGCATCTGCCTTGTCTGCCTTCTTAATCTTTGCTCTGAATCTAGCCCATTTCTCTTGTTCTCTTTCCTCTGGGCTTTGGACGGAAGGGTGGTAGCATAATGCAAACCAGATACCCCCGAGAAGGCCGAGAAGAAACACGACGCCGAGGCGTATCCCCATGCTCTTCATGTCTGCGCTTGTGGAAGCCCAGAGCCATGCAAGACCGCTTCCCACCACGAATACTTCCCCAAGGAAGTACTGCCACGTGAGTTTCTCGCGTGCGGTGAGTATCTTTCTCCAGAGGTCCTCAATAAGGAGTGCCATTGCCACGGTCGGTATGACCAGGGTCAGACCATCCACAATCTGAGGCATCCTTATATCCATCAGCAGGGCCCCTATGACAACAAGGACCACTGCAGACAGCATGACAAACAAATTTTTCCTGAAGGTCATCTCATCTCTCCTTCTTCTTTCTCAGCCCATGTTTGAAGACGCCGTAGAAGGTGTCCCAGCCCCATACTGCGATGCTCGTGACCACTGTCCCGTGTATAAGGCCGGCGATGAGTAGGCTGTCGGCCCACCGTGTACCTCCTACATAGGCGCTTGTGAACCATCCCCAAATTGCACATACCAGGAATGATACGGCAAAAAGTACAGCAGGTATCAGACGATTGTCCAATGGTGTGCGGTACTTGAGTATGGCTCCAATGGCATTAAGGAACAGCGCGATCACGATGAAATCAGTTCTGATCAGCGTGTTGAAATCCATTGCATTATTCTCCTTCCCCTAACAGGGCGTAACGTTCTTTCTCTATCAAGATGGTCAGAACAGCAATTCCTCGGGGATACCCTTCAGGAAAATTCCGACCACATTCCATAAGATAATCAGCACCCAGGTCTTTTTGGGTAACTTTACCTTCGGCAGGGAAGTGGGTGCCCCCTTGCTGATATTTCTGGTGAAGTAAGCCTTGATGATGTCCCAAAGCCGTGAGTTCTCAGCTTCGAGCTTCGAGACCCTTTCCTTGAGCCTGCTGAGTTCCTCTTGCTGGTCCATCGGCTTTTCTTCTCCTTGTCCATCAGTCTAAATCCATGGTATGTACTGGGCAACCAAGGCTGTCACGGTGGAGAGATAGCCGTACTGCTCTGCAACTGCATAAACGAGTATTGCGCATCCAATTCCTATCATGTCGAACAGGATGTCCTCCCAGCTCCATTTGTTGCCCTTCTGGATCATGTCCTTCAGCTCCTTGATGGCTCCAAGCCCAAGGGCAAGTCCGATTCCCCACTTGGGATGGAACGAGGTGCCTATGAGACAAACAAAGAAGCTGTAAAACCAATGCAGGAACTTGTCTTTCATCCAACTTTTCTCCTATCAGATATCGGCAACATGGACTCATTCAGGGCCCTGTATGCTTCCTTGGTCCATACGCAATGCTGCATGTATCCGGCAAACGAATTGACGGAAGCGAGCAATTTCTCTTCGCTAATGCTTCCTTCAGATACCAGCCTTGCCAATTTTCTGTGTCGTTTCTTTGCTGCCTTCACGTTCCGTTTTCTTGGGGATAAGTAACGCCGATGGATTCCGTAGCCTGCAAAGTCTATTCCTGGATCAAAAGTCTTCCTACCATCGTCGTATGGGTATTCCGCTACGGCAATATAGCTCTTGCTATCATTGAGTGTGAGCCAAAGTATCTCCTGTGAATAGAACCTCGCTTTCTCGAATATCTGTTCAAGCCGTTCAAGATTACTGGAAACGATGATGATGTCATCCATGTAACGTGCGTAGCAGGTTGCACCACATTCGTCGCATAGGTAATGATCGAGTGCATCACCCACGATATTTGCAAGCAGTTGGCTGGTGAGTGCGCCTATGGGGAGTCCTTGAGGATAGCTGTCTATGATGGTATCCCAAAGCCAGAGCGCCCACTTGTCACGTATCACCCTTCTGATAAGGCGCTTGAGCACCACATGGCTGATTGAGTGGAAGTATTTGTGGAAATCCATGCGCAGGTAGTAGACGGGTTTTCCTTCTGGTTGTTGGCGGATGTAGTGCTGTACACGCTTGCATGCTGCAAGCATTCCCTTTCCTTTCCTGCATGCGAAGTTGGAATAGATGAACCTACGCTCAAAGAAAGGCTCCACCACCCTGCACAGTGCATGCTGGACGAGTCTATCCTCGATATCTGGTGCGCTTATCTTGCGCATCTTTGGTTCATGGATAGTGAATTCCCTGTATGGCCTTACCTGGTATGATTGCCATATCAGATGGTTCTGCAGGTTGATGATATTCTCCTCGTAGTTCTCCTTGTACCTGAGAACTGCGTTTGTATAGCGCATGCCCCTGCTCATCTCATTGAATGCAGCATCAAGATTTTCAAAGCTGTAAATCTTCTCGGCCAGATTGCCGTGTGTCTTGGGCATGTGATTATCCCTCCTTATGGGAAGCAAAGAATAAAGAGAAGCGCTTCGGCGGCGTTCCCGTTTTCTGGTACTTGTCGCCTTGCGCAGAATGGTCATTTGGTCCTGCCAGGACTGCGGTTCCTTTTCCATTGCGTGGACCATTCCCCTTGAGGAACAGCCTTCTTGCATGTAAGCACTGCTATATATATGGAAGAGCGGGACGGAAACCGATGTTGTTGTTCGAGTTCGTGCGCTCGTTGTTCGCGTTGCGATACCCGAGCCCAGCGTTCGACGTGTTGTTCCAGTTGCCACCAGCGTTGCCGTCATCATGTTACAACCGCTGCCCTTGGGTGGATAACGACTTGGTCCACCCTCCAATGATTTTACCCAGTTCGGTAGTGTACAAAGCACACTGGCCGAATTTTTGCTTGTCTATGTAATGCAGCCTGTCTGCAAGCCGGATCAGCACCTTCAGGGCGCAAAGGTCAAGGTCTGCTTCATCCACTTCCTTCTTCCTCATTCCGACATGCCTGATGGCCACTGCCCTGGCAATATGTACACCGATGCCTACCGTAAGATTCCGCATCTGTTCCCCAAGCGCGTAGCGCTCGCTTTTCGGTAGCTGTGTCACTACGCACTTGAGGATGTATTCAGCCATGTCCTCCCACTTCTGGTAAGCAATCAGTGTATTCCCCATATTTCAGTCTCCAGTAATCAGTTGGTCAGTTCCCTGTATAAAGCGGGACGGAAACCGATGTTGCTGCTCGAGCCCGTGCGCTCGCTGGACGCGTTGCGAGACCCGAGCCCAGCGAACGACGGGATGCTCCAGCTGCCACCGGCGAAGCCGAAGCGTTCTCCGACATTGCGCATGTACTGCGTTCCCAGTGGAGCGTTTGCGAGAGGAGGCATAATCCCTAAAATACGCAAGATGTCATGGACAGTGACTCCAGCTTTTGCGGTCAAGGTGGAAAATGTATTGGCACCGTACGGAGTACCATCAACCGGTGGATTGTCTTTAGCAATATTCAACAGGAATGGTGCTGATCCTGATGCAGGTGCTGCGCTCACATAATCCCACTTGTACGTGTCTGCCGTTGCAGGTGCAACAAGAGACCCATCTTGGATGATTGCTTTCCATAGCACAGACGAAACACTCTGGTCCTTGGTATTGTCTGCGGCATTGTTGTCTTGAATTACTTGCAACTCGCCTTCATTGATACGGTACCCTCCATTCCACTCAAGCACATTTCCGCGCAGGTCAGCAGGAGAAAAAGGAGTGCCGTCAAGATGCCAGCCGACAGGTCCACTGCCGGTTAGTGTTGGCCCCATCTTTCCATCGGCATATACATACGAATTGCCAGCTCTGCCGAACTCAGTAGAGTCCTGATAGCTCTTCCCGTAGTAGTCATTCCCTCTCGGCTGGTATCCTTCACGGATTGCCAGCAGGGAAAGATATGCCCACTCAGCCTGCGTCATCAGGTGATGACCTACGCCCTTTGCAGCACATAGAGAAAGCGCATTGTCAAATGTAGTGTAATTGGCTGGAGACAATCCCCTGAGAGATACCGCATGATTCGTACCTGCTACCTTTCCGGCAAGATATTTGCCTACAAGGATTTCAACGATGCTTCCGTTTACCATGAAAGCAGGATGCAACGTGTTCACTGATGTGAAGTGCGTTCCACCGTTGCTGAGATAATCAATCCTTGCTTTCTCGTCTGGCTTGTACACAGTGTATACACTCGGCTTGCTGTTTGCATCGAACAGGACAGTGTTGCGCCCGAGCGACAAATCCTCTATTCGGGCCTTGTAGTCCGCCTGTTTGGTTGCATCGGTGATGGCGAGAGCGGTTCCTGCAAGGGCTTCCTTGGTGAGTGCTTCCTCTACCTCAATAATATTGTCTAAAATCTGTTTGGATGTGTATTGTCCGCTTACGTATGTCATACGATTTCCTCCGTATCATGTTCCTCAACCACAGGAAGAGGGAATAAATCTGCGTGATTCTCTCGGAAGTCCCGAGCAAGGGTGGGGGCGTAGGCATCTGCCTGCTCCTTTGTTCCGATTACCGTGTTGCTGGTGCTCTGTTGCACCCCTTCATCCATGAATGAGACGGATACCAGCCATTTGTTGGCCTCGATGTTTGTTATGGTGTGTGTCATAATTCGATTACCTCCACCTTTACTTCTGCCCCTGTTGCGATTGCATAAACGTCCTGTACGTTGTTCGGGTCAAGCAACACCTTGACCGTTTTTCTTGGGTCCAGAAGAAACCCAATTTTCTCGGTGATTGAAGTAGAGCCGATTCTCACGGTTCGTACCTCATCGAGATTGGTGACGACCATGACCCTGCGTCCGACCTTAGCGGATGAGGGTACTTTGGCCTTGGTTGACGTGATGGTCTGGATGGTCACCACAGGAGCACTCGTCATATCGAGTGTATCCGGGGAAACGTCCACCATCTGTTGCATCTGGATGCCGTTGGGCAACAAAATATCTATAGCCATTTAGACTACCTCCACGAAAGAAATTTTCAGATGGCCGGCAATGCTGGCCTGCTGAATTGCATACTGGTACAGGGTCCCGTCGATGGTGAGTTGCTTGTTTGCAGCGGCATCGGCAAGATGTGCGCTGGCGGCCGAAGCAGCGGACTTGATGGCATGGTGCTTTGCCGAGTACTCGCCCGTCTCCACGGGGGTGTCCTCGACCTCCTCGGACCACTTGCGGGCCTTGTCTCGTGCGGCCTCGGCGGCGGTCTTTGCCGTAGCGGCATCGGCAGCCTCTGTAGGAGCGGCGATGATGGCGTCCATGTTCGTATGGGCGTTCATCACCGCAGTCATGTTGTCGGAAACGTTGTCCACCTCGGTCAGCTTTGCCTGTACCGCGTTGACCTTGGCGATGTCGGCCCCGACCGCGTTCACGTTGGCGATCGCATCAGCTACTTTCTTCACGTTCGAAGAAGCGCCCAGGGCAAGGTCGGTGGCCACGGTGTCGATATTGGTCTTGTTTGTGTTCACCGCATTGATGTTGGTAGCATTGCCTGCGACTGCATCGATGTTGGTTTCATTGCCGGCTACTGCATTGATATTATTCTTGTTTGCATTTACAGCATTGATATTTATCTCATTGCCTGCAACGGCATCAATATTGGCCTTGTTCGCATTCACGGCATCTATGTTCAGCTTGTTCCCTGCAACAGCGTTAACATTGGCGATGTCACCACCAACGATATTCACATTGGCAATATTACCTGCAACGGTATCGATGTTTGTTTTGTTTGCAGCAACCGCCTGTATCTTCGATGTCTCAGGAACAGCCATATCAGTGCGTACAGCAACCATGCCTGCATCATTGTACATTTCGTCCACTGATGCCTCGGCAGCCAATGCCTCTGCGAGATTCTGTTCAATGTCACTGGTGAGGACTGGAATGATGTTCCCGCTTGCATCGAATCCCAGGAGCATGTTTGCCCTGATGAGAGAGGATGGCATCTGGAGGATGAGTGAAGGATCTGAAACGGGTATGCGAACCGTCCTGTCCAGCTTCTCGTTCAGCTCTTGGAGCATAGCCACATTCGTGTCGAACATATTCTCAAGCGTGTCTGCATCGAGTACGTCACCGTTTCTCAGGTCTGTCTGCTGTTCGATGGTTACTGTCCTTACCACGGTCAGCAAGGCTGTGCCTTCTGGGAAGGTATAGCCGGCAATAAACGTAAGGGTGCCTGAGTCAGCCGGGCTGGTCACAGCATAGGAAGCGCTGTCAACGGTTGTCTCAACGCCTGCACTGCTTGTGAGTACCACGCTGATCTGTGACTTGTCCCAGTATTTGAAAGGGATGCTGTATCCGCTTACCGAGGGGGTGGTGGAGAGGATCGTGTACCGCTCCTTGTTGATTACATTGCCTATCATATCATTATGTCTCCTTCTTTATCCGTCATCGTCCGATTAAGGCTTCAGGACCTTCTCTTACTGCATCCACTATCTGTTGGGCTCCGCTAACCGGCAAACCGACCATGTACCCAGCTCCCTTCCCGAAGTTTTCGAGAGCCTTGGAGATATCCCCCTGTGTGAGGTATTTTGCACCGTTGAGTATCTTTGTCATGCCGGGATAGAAATCATCGCTGTAGAACTGTGCATTATCTCCGGTCACCGCACTCCTGATCAGCTCACTTACCTGACTGCCTATCAGGGGAACTGAGTCTGCACCCTGGGTGAATGACCAATATATGTAGTTGCGCAGCTTGTCAATCTTATCATCGTCCTCGTCATGACCTTCCATCACTGCTCCCAGCAAGAGCCCAGCCATCCCATATCCTACGAGTGTACCGATCACTTTGGAGAACTGGGTCTTGCGTACATCATCAGGCATGGCCTTGTTCATGCTATCATTGGCTGCAACACGCATATCGTAGGTGATGTTGCTCCATATGACATTCAAGGAGGTGGTGAACTGGATGAAGGAGCGCACGAACTCGTTCCTGGTATTGAACAGGGGAGCCAGCTCGGTCCTATCCCCGGTAGGCTGCGTCTTGAGCAGGATGTTGTCTGCGTACACCGTTGCCATTTGCTCAGCCTTCTCTGATGCAATACCCTCAGCATTCAATTCATCCATTCTTTGGTGGAATGCACCCATCCATTGCCCTGCAACCGAATACCGGTCTGCATAGGTAAGACCAAGGGAGCCTACTTCCTGTATCCTTGCAATCTGCTGCATGATCTTCGGGTCCCCGATTGCCCTTGCCTGCTTGAGTATCTCGTCTATGATTACGTTCATGGTCCTGTTTTTCATCATGGGTGAGCGCTCATTGATTTCCTGTACCGTCTCAACAGGATGCTTCAACAGTTGCAGGTAGCCCTGTATGAGGTACTTTGGCTTTACATCAATCACACTCGGCCAAGGTGAGGTGAGCAACTGCAGGAGTACTGATGATGGCTTGAATGACAGGTATGCAGCACCAAGGTTTCCTCTCATGAACCTGATTCCTTTTTGCAGGTTATGGAGCTCGGTTCTTTGCGTTGGATTGATTACCTGGTTGATATATTCATTGATGTCATCCATCATCTCACTTCCCAAGGTTCTTGTGATGACATGTTTCAGGTCGTCCGAGCCCCTGTCCTTAAAAACCCTGTTCAGCTTGCGTCCGTATTCAGCGAAAGCAATGAAATGCTCCTGATTTCTTACACTCTGGTCGAGTACACTGATCAGGTCCATGTTAACCGGCTTCTGGTGATCTGGACTGATGAAGATACGATCTGTCATGAATCCTTTCTCTACTGAGGTCCTCATGCCTCCAGCGTTCTGGTTGAACAGGTCCTCAGCCACCTGCTCTGCCATATCCTCACCATTGAATGCAAGGCGCAGGATGGGAAGATATTGCTCGACATGGCGCATCGGCTTGTTGAACTCACGGATTGCAACCTCGTTTATTCGCTCTGCATCACCATTGAGACTCTCACGGATAACCTCAAGCAGTTTTCCATACTTCCCACCATGCTCATCGGAGTACAGGTAGTACTCGGCCTGTTCCAGGAAAGAGTTGTATCGCTGGTCACCGAGTACCTGTATGAGCTTGCTGTCATGTGATAGGCTTGCCTTTTCCTCCTGTGTAACAAAAGTGCCGTAGGCAATGGCGTTACGGTTGTCCTGGTTGTATTGGCTGAGCCATCCGTACATAAGCTGTGAGTATGGCATGTTCCAGTTTTTATGCATGTCAAGGTCAATGGGAACCGTCTCATACAAGTCCTTGTATGTGAAACCAAGCTCCTTCATTGCATCATAGAAAGGCTTGAGTCTTCTTTCCACATTCACCCACTCACGAGCCTGTGCGTCCCTCTTCTGCAACATGAGCAGGTTGTACGCATCACCCTGTCTATCACCGTCCAGCATCATGGCCTTAACGCGCATGGGGTAGGTAGCATAGTACATCGCCCTCAAGGTCCTTTTCGGGCTTTGTCTCTCTGCCTGGTCCTCCCTGGTTCCCACGATCGGCTGGTCGGTATACTTACCGGTTGCCATGAGACTGCGGATAATGGAGTCCTGGTACTGCTGGGCAATCGCAACCTGTCTCTCCCGCTTTGCTGCAAGGATCCTGCGTCCAGTGTGACGCAGCTCTGCTACCTCGTTGGCCAACTCTTCAAGCTCATTGATGGTCCAGTCGTTGAGTGGTTTTCGCTCCTCGACAAGACGCTCATAGTTCCGCTTCCCGATGGCGTCAATTATCTCGTCCTCAGAAGTTCCTGAGAAGAATTCCTGTGCTTCTTCTAGGGTCAACTTGACTCGCTGTCCACCCTCTGCAACATTGACACCATCCCGCCTGAAGTTGGGATCGATCAGGGCCTGTATGCCATATATGGCCTTTGCCTGCTCGTAGTTGATCGCATCATTGGGTTTGACCATGATCTTGCGGGCCAGCTTCACCTTGTAATCACGTACCTGCTTGGCCTCGGCTACTGCCTTGCGCTTCTCTGCAAGCTGTTCCTTGAGCTTTGCAACCGCCTCATGCTTCTTGATGGTCGCTTCAAGACGTGCATCCTTGCGCATCTTCATGACCTCTTTGTGCATGTCTGCAACGCTTTTCTGCAGGCTGAATACCTTCTGGGACTGGGCTTTTGGTACATCATTTCCATCATTATTCAGCTTGCGCAGCTTAGCAAGCTCCCTGTCCAGCTCCGCCTTCCCGATCCTGTAGTCCTTTGCAATACGGATTCGCAACTTCTGCTCTTCAGAAAGGTTTTTCTCAAGATTCTTGATATCCTGCTCAGCATCGCTTATTTGCTTGTTCAGGTCCCCTATGATGATCGCATCATCCTTGATGACCTTTTCTGCAGCACCCTCAAACGTCTCCTTGCCTGAGAGAATTGCTTTTCTGAGAGGTGCAGCCTCAATACGATTTGCCAGTTTCAGCCTTTCGGTTATGGACATGGATTCAAGCTCACGGTAGCCGGGATCCTCGATACCAGGAAGGCGGGAGTCAATTACTGCTGGGCGCAGTTCCTCATCTTCCATCACGTCAGCATAAATGTCCCTGTAGTACCTGATTGCGTCTCCTGTCATGATGGTACGGATACGCTTTGTGGAGCTTGCTGTTGGCCTCTTTCCCCCATACGCCCTGGTTGCATTGGATATGATGGAAGGGTGCATTGCATCAGCCATGTTACGGACATTGTAAATGGCATCAGAGGTCTGCTGGTTGCCCTCAGCCTGCTTCAGTGAGGAACTGTCCAGCATCCATCCCAGATTGCGCAGGAAGGCATATACGCCATCGTCTGTTGCAAGCTGGTCCTTCATGTACTGGTCTTTCGCTTGCTCGCTCTCCAGCTGCCTGGTGGCCTCCTGAAGTTGTTCTGCATCAGCATCTTCAGTGATGCCATTGGCTTGGTTGAAAACCTCCTGGTACCATGAGTCATCAGTGCTGGATGGATTGTCTGGATCCGCAAAGGCTTCGTAGAATGCCTTCAGTTCCTGCCAGCTCTCGAAGCCACGCGCTTCCTCAAGGATCGACTCTGAGAAGTCCTGGTCGTCCTGGAAGAGGATATTTGGGCCAAACCCAGCAATGTTTCTTGATCTCCTGTTGCCAATACCTAGATATAAATGCGCTTCGTCGTCGAATATGTCGTCAATTTCCAGTAATTCAGCCGGTATTTCAAACTTTACCACTGATTCGCCATATCCTACGATTTGACCGTCAGGCTTGGTTGAAAAGAACAATCCATCTTCTTTCGCAATCATCATACCAGTAGCTTCGATATTCTTTGCTGCCTCTTTTGAAGTAGCATGGTATAGGGTGATAATTCCTAGATCACTTACATCTGCACCAACTTGTTTAACCTCATCGATCAAGTCGAGCACATCGAGCAACATGTCTCCTTGTACACGTTTTTCTAGAGATTTTGTTTCCCTTGCTTCCTGAAAGAGGATGTTCGGATTATTCGAATCCCATATACCTTGGTTGTTGACTGATTTGATCTTGGTTGGAGCGAAGACAACGATCTCGTTACCGAAACGAGCAGCATCATACCCAAGGTTTTCAGCAATCTGTATGTCATACTGTTGTGCAAGAGCTAAGAGGTCCTGATTGCTTGCGTTCTCTAGCCCAGGTTCCATCCATACTACATCAATCTTCAGTCCATCCAGGGACCGTTCTTCTCTGGCCTTCGCTCTTTCATGGAAATAGTTTTCTGTTTCAGCCTTCTTTTTCTCGAAAAACTTTGTTCCAGCTTGTCTCCCCTCTTCTGTATCGTCAAAAGATTTCCTTACTTCTCTCCCATATCCTGCTATTTCTGATTCTGGGACTTTATCGTTTAACCTGTCTATAATTTTTGATCTATCTTCATTACTTAAGCTACCCCAGTCTAATAGCCTTTCAGCGCTAATATAAACCGGCATGATATTAGCCCCATACTGTTGTGCTTTACGTATATCAGGAGTGAAATAATACCCATATCCCAATGATGGTAGCTTTTCTCCGGTATTACTAAAAGTTGTAAATGCAGCATCAGTTCCATGATACACAACCAGCGGTTTCCCTTCCTCATCCACGACCTTGCTTTCACCAAACCATGCCTTGAATGCTTCGCTGTCGGTTGGTGGTGCTTCCTGGAAGAGGATGTTCGGATTCATCCCATCGAACGTGCCTGCGTTGCCGGTGGCAGATTTGATTTGGGTTGCTGTTCTTGGCACATACGTGTTTCCGCTACTCTCTGGATCATCTTCGATTAGTATTGCATCACTATTCTTGGCATGCATGTATTTATCTAGCAGATCACCAGATATAGCCAATACACGGAATTCTTCTGTTGCGTTGGCAAGTGAGAACCCGTCATATGGGAGATTTTCTCGTACATAATCGTCTGTATATGTTTGCTCGATGTATTCTTTCAAGACTTTTTCATCAACCAAGTCGATGTTCATATCATCATAATCAACACCAAGAAAATCCATCAGGTCCTGGTCGTCTTCCAATACGCGGTATATTCTCTCAAGGCCTAGAACATCGATAATATCCCCTACATGTTCCACATTTGTGATGTTTCTTGCGTTCAGAAATACCGGCAATACATTTGGGTAGCGTCCATCAAGAGTAATGTCTTTATACCATTCTGCAATCTCCAATACCTCTCCAGGAGCAACGATATCTCCTTTATGCCTATTCGATCCTATCAATGCATAACCATCTGCCACCTGTATGCTATCGGTAAGGTACATTGCTCCGAGATAACCTCTTGTCGGGCCTGTTATCTGCGTTATTTCATTACTAGACCCGTGATACAAAACTTTTGGTTCACCGTTCTCATCGACAACCTTGGAGGCGTTATCAGGATCGTTCATCCAATCCCCAAACCATTCTATGAATGCGGGAGTACGTACCTGGACCCACTGTCTTTCATTGAGGTTGGTTGGTTTCCCGTTTGGAGCCTTCATCCACTGGTCGGTGTTTCTGTATTGATCAGCAACTGCGTCATATTGGGACTGCGTGTCATCCTGATACAGCTGGGCACCTTCTTTGTTCTGGCTAACTGTTCCTTGTGTCGCAAGTTGACTGGCAAGAGGGGAGTCAGAATCAGACAACGAATCGAATACCTCGATGATCCTTGGGTCAAGATCAACGCTGTGCTTGAGTGTGGTGTATATTTGTGCCATCCACTTGGCAATCTGGCTGAAGAGTTGCTGGAGCTTGCTGGAAGCAGTCTTTCCGTCTGCCAGGTATCCCTCATAGAGACGAGCTGCAAACTCTTCCTGCCTGCGTCCCCAGTTGTCCTTGGTGAACCCTGAAGCGATGTCTGCAAGGTCCTGTGCATTCATGCCATCAAATACGCTGTCAGTGAAAAGCTCTGCATGCTCATCCAGCCATGTGATGAACTCCGGCTTCTGGGAAGCCTCTGTCACTGCACTCCTGAACTGCTCAAGCTGTCCCATCTGCCTCAGCGATACATGGAACGTCTCATGTGCGAACGTGGAGAAATCGGCCTTCTGGCCTGCATAGATGATGGCCTTCAGGTCCTCGTCGAACGCAACAGCGCCACGCTTGCCCTGCATGTTTACATCAAGGTCCTCCACATTGCCAAAGAGCTGTCCATCCTTGTAGGAAGCGTCAAGGTATGCCTGGGTGTTCATTCCTGCAGCCTCGGCCCTCATCTGGATGAGTGTTGCTCCTACGGCGCGCTCTGGGGCTGACAGGTTCGGCATTGCGCTCTCTATTTGCCTTTCTATCTGCATTCTCTCGTCTGTATTAGTGAGACCATCCCAGTACTGCAATCCTCCCTCATTCCCGCGTGGATTGCCTGCCAATATCTCGTCACGCACTGCTGTGAGTGATTCGCTCTTTGGCTCCCACTGGATATCATATCCAGGATACTTCTTTGCAAGGGAGAGCACCGCTTCCTTCCTGATACTCTCGTATCCACTCTTCACCAGTACGTCCTCGATGGTGATGGTGTTTCCCTGTATGCCATAATCGATATATCCATAACGCGATGAGGTCGCAGGGTCCCCTACCAACAATCTGCGGTTCTCAGTTCCGTCTGGTGACACTGTCACCTCAGAGGCTTCCTGTGTGTATAAATCACCGCTCTGGAGCCTTCTGACCTTTCCTGTGGCCTGTTTCTCGCTTTTCTCTGCATCAAGCTCTGCTATGGCGTTTTCGTCACTCTCTATGGCTGATGATTTTCTCATGCCACTATGCTCTCTATCCCAGATGTCACTCATCGCCCCATCCCAATCGGATGTGGTGATGGTATCTGGTTTCTGCTGCTTCATGGAGGAAACAAACGCTTCCTTGGAAGGTACTGCTGCTGCCTCACGCCTGATTGCAGCCTGCTTGTCTATATCTACCTTGGTATCCAAGACCGATGAGGCACTTCCGAGCACAATAGCCGACGCAAATCCCCTGAGTCCTGCATGAAGTGTGTTTCTGAGCAATTCTTCATCAGGAAGTGGTCCAAGAGATCCTTTCTCCCTGCTGTCCTGTATCGCATAGGAAGTATGGCGTACAAGATAGTCCAGTGGTTCCTCAATCATCTCTTCCACTGCCTCACCGGTGGCATTCACACCGAGTGTTGCAAGCCCTTGCAGGAGCGAACCGAGTTTTCCGCTCGTGGTGAACCTGGTCATTGCCTTTGAGGCTGCTGTGCTGACCAGATTTGAGCCTCCAGTAGCCTTGATTACTGTTCCTGCCTCGATACCAAGTCCTGCCTCGATAGCTCCTACCAGAAGCCCGTAGGTTCTTGACCCTACATTGGCGATGTCCTTGTCTATGCCCATATCCCTGAGTTGCAGGTAGCTCACGCCTTCCATAAGCTCACGGGTACGGTTCACTGCCCCTACTACACCACCTGCTGCAATGATGGCAGCCATTGAGTAGGGGGAAGCTGCAGCGATGGACCCGAGGCTTATACCTGTTGCAGCTGTGAATGCTGTTCCAAGCCCCCCTGCGAATGTTGCGCCCATAAGAGCACTCTTTCCCACTTCCAACATGTAAGGCACCGCTCCCTCCATGGTCCATTTGAGGGCTGTGGTTGCAACATTGCGAGGCTGGTTGTCCTTCAGTGAGTCTATCTCGCTTCCCATTGCATCAAGCTGTGCGAGCAGTTCTGTGGTATCTTCCCCTGCAAGGTCAGCCTGCTTGAATTTGTAGGCTAGGTCTGAGTATTCCATGTTGAGTCGGCCGGCCTGGAATGAATCAAGCAGTGCTCTGGTAGTGGTCTTTGCTGGGGTGAACTTCTGACCAAGCTGGTACTCGTACAGGTTGTCCAGATTTGCATAAGCTGAGGACAAGTCCATGTCGTACTCACGGCTGAACGCAAGGGCTGTGGCAAACCTCGTAAGCGTCTCTTCCTGGTTACCGCTGTTTATGGCAGTGTTGCTGATGATATCCCATTCCTGTTCGGTTACAGGGATCCCCAGTCTCTGGCGTTGTTCCTGCAGTGCCTGCATCACAGTATGATCCTGCTTGTCTGCACCGGATGCCTTGGCTATATGCTGGTCAATACGGCTGTTCAGCCCTTCAGTCATGCTGTAGAGGTTGTTCTGGGAAGGGTCATTGTTGTTTGTTGGGTTGAACATCAGCCATTCATCTCCTTCTTTATCTGGTTGAAGATATCCTTGAAGTCTTCATCAGATAGGGTATCCATATCCTTCAGTACAGGAATATCCGCCTTTTTTGGTGTCTTTCCGGGATTGCTTATCATCCAGGGGAGGATGGAAGTCCTGATGAACTCGTATTCAGTACGGCTGAAGCTGTTCCCTGCCTTCTTGTTCTCCGCATTGCCTTCAGCTGTGAGTTGTGTATCCTTTGCTGGGGCAGGCTCAATCACCTGTTCTTGTTTCTGGTATCCATCGAATCTGCTGGGAGCTCCCTTCATCTGCATGGATTCTGGTATCTCCGCCTTCGGAATGAGGCCCATGCTCTCTGGTGTGGCATTCCCAACAGTCTTCTTTTCGATTAATTCATTCACCTTATTGGATTCCACCTTCTTTTCTTCTGAGAACAACTTTGTCTTTGCAAGATCGCTCCCTCTAGCTGATGCTACCACCTCGAATGTCTGTCCACCATTATTGCTGTGCAAGATATTTTCCCTATTTACCGTGTAGAGGTGCGCACGTCCATCTTCCCCTGGAAGCACATACATGGGGACAGGGAGGGTTTCCCCGTCAACGGTGAGCGGTACTGCAGGGGTATTCACCAGCAGGCCTATATCTAGGTTTGTAAGCTCATTCTTCATCTGTCCTGCAACCTGGTCAAAGACCTCTTCAACTGCAGGATCAGACCAGACAACCTTGCCATTGGTATCGTAGTAGACCGTATCTGCATTCTCCTCGATGGTTGAAAGTTTCTGTACACCTTGGAACATATCCTCAGAGGTGTCCTTGCTGTCAATCTTTACTTCCCTTATCGCATCAATGGTCTCGGCTGTGTATCCGCTGACTATCCTGTCCAGTTCCTTGCTGAATGCATCGGCTGTGATGTCCTTGGCTGGGGTAGCCATGAAGAGGGACACGATTGCTCCCCACGCGTTGGTCCTTGCTGCTGCAGCCCTGGGATTCTGCTCATCCTTATTCAGGTCGTATCCCCAGTTGTTCTTGTCCATTGCATCAAGGGTTTTCTCGGCTATCTTCTTGTATTCGGAAGGTACGACAAGGTCCTTCAGCTCTCCTGCAAGCTCAGCAGCATAGAAATCATCTTCTATTCCCTTTGTATTCGCCCCGATTGAATTGAGCATTTCAGCTGCTTCATACCCACTCATTTCCCCGGCTTGGAGCCTGCTCTTGATACCGTCCACAACAACCTTGTTTGCCTTCACCTGCTCCTTGTCAGCATCGGCAAAGGTTTTCTCCAGTGCGGTTATCCTCTTGTCGTAGAGAGTCCCTTGGCTCTGGGCCATGTCATCAAGACCCTTGTAGATGGAGTTGTAGATCGTCCCGTCTTTCTTGGTGATGGAGTCCCGCTTTTCCTTGAGATATTTTATATCCACGGAGTTGCTGTCGTTCTTCCACATCGTGGCGCCTTGCTCTGTGGCCCAAGTGATATGGGAAGCCTTTGCAGCTTCCTGCATTGCCTGTTTCCTGTCCTCTGGGATTCCCTTGGTTGTATCATCAAGCTGGCTGTAGAGTTCAGCAGGGGAGAGGCCCTGCTCAAGGCCGGATGTGAACATGGTCATGGCATCATTTACCAGTGTTGACTTGACCTGTGCGTCACCCTTTGCAGCAGAAGCGATGAATGCCTGCGCGTCCTCTTCCATGATCCCGTACTGGCCTACCAGTGAATGGGCAAGCTCCGTGGCCTTGGTCATCCCCTCAAGCCTTGCAGTGCGCAAGACAGTCTCCTTGGAGCGGTTGTATCCAAGCGTTTCCTCATATGCTGCGAACTGCACATCCTTCATGGCCTTCGAAAGGCCGTCACGTGCGTAGATGATGCTCCTGCCCATATCTGTGCCACCGTTGGCCATATCGCTCTGCATGGCCTTGGTGAGTCCCTGCTGGTACTGGGCTTCGCTTACTGCATCAGCGTCATTCATCGCAACAGTGAGCAGTTGGGTTGTGGCTCCTTCCATCAGGCTGTTCAGTGCGTTCTTTCGGTACGCCTTTACGCTATCCATGTCCTTGGAGTTGTCGATCTCTGCAATCTTGCCCTCATACCAGGATTGCATGTCCGGGTTCCAGTCAACCTTTGCCTTTCCGTCCTCTCCTGTGGTGATGACTGTTCGCTTGTGCTTGTAATCATCGACAATAATGTCTGTCAGTTCCTGCGAAATGTCAAAAATATTGTTCTTTGCACCGTCAAGCTGAGATTGCTCTGTCTTATCCCTTGCTGCCTGCCATGCCTGCGCACCAATCTGGGCTGCACCAAGTGCAAAGTCCATCCACATGTTCTGCCTGTTCAGGTCGATCTGCTTCTGTTGCAGATCAAGGCTCTTCTTGCTGAGTTGGTCTGACTGAAGGCTCAGCTTTCCGTAGTCCACACCAATTTCCATGCGCTTTGCATTGTACTTGTTGGTGATTGCATTCGCTGTTGAGCTGTAGTCTATACTTGGTGCGTATATCGCCATTATCGTTTCTCCAATGTCTTATGCAGACTCAGTTCCAAGGTTCTTGAACATGTTCTTCAGGCTCTTCCACCAGTCAGTTCCCTTGAGTGTATCCAGGACTGATGTCTCATCCTCCGGCATGGTGGCAGGGTCAAGCCCTGCAGCCGTATACAGGTCCTCAAGCTCTGCCCTGCTGTAGTTGTCGGTTGTTTCGGTAAGACCGGCCATCATGTCGGTCCCATATCCTGCAGCTTTCCTCGCGTCATCAACAACGCCGTATTGTGCACCAATCTGCTCACTCATATCCCCTAGGCTGTCGATATTGCTGACAAGGTTTCCCTGTAGCACCCCAAGCTGGTCTTCCCAGTTGGTCTTCTGTGCGTTGAGGTTGTTCTGGGTAAGCGCAAGGTTCTGGGATAACAGATTCTGCTGGGTGAGCAATGTCTGCTTGTTGGCCTGGAGTTCAGCGTCCTGTGCAGTATAGGCCTGTCCATATAGGCCATCACCACCGGAAAGACGCATGTCAGAGCCTGCGAAACGCACCACATTTGATTTCTGCTGTCCTGCAACCAGTCCCATGGATCCTGTTGCACCACGCTCAGCAGCGACCACGTTTGTACTGGTCCAGTTGCTGAGCAGTTGTCCGAGCTGTCCACGCCCCTGTTCCTGCAGATTTCCCATGCTCACGTCATACTCACCCTGCCAGTTGGCCAAGGCGGTATCCACTTGCTCTATATCTGCTTCTATCTTGCCGGTCTCGTAGTCGTAATTCTCATCCCACATATCCAGTGAGCGGTTGAGCGCTTCTATGTCCGATATGAGGGTGGGGATGGTGACATCCTTGATCTGGTCGAAGTTTTCCTGGTAGCTTATCAGGTCGTTCTTGGCATCATTGAAAGTCCCACCATATTGGAGATTGAGACTTTCCTCGGCTACGGCTTGGTTCTCTTCTGCCAGATCAAGCTCGTCGCTCTTTGTCGCAATACCATATACACCACCGGCTGCCGCAACTCCCGCAAATGGATTTGCAGTCAGAAGTCCTACACCTACTCCTGTGCCTATTGCTAATACATGTTCCCACCATTTCAAGGCCATGCTACACCTCCACCAAACCGTATTTCGTGATGATTGCAAGGAGGTTGAAAGGCAGCGGCTCCTCACTCACCAAAGTGACCGAACCCTCATAGTCAACCGATGAACTGACCTCAGCCTTGATATCACCTGTCACAAGTTCCAACGTGGTCCCATATTCGTATTCCCCTGGAGTAAGGGAGAGAATCGGTATGGTCCTTCCCTCAATCTGTAGCTCCCCTCCAAGTGTTTTGTGGATACGGAGCGCTACACTGAGATATTGCCTTCTCTTTCCAATACTTGTTCCGTTTGATGGAAGCTCCGGTCTGAGAATGGTCAGCTTTGCCTCTATAGGGAAGCCGATGTTTATCCTCATGAAAGTTCGGTCATAGGTGACATCCCCTGAGGGGGATACCACTCGTACAGGAAGGACTGCCTGGTCAGCGATTGCGTCAACCGTTTCCCCTCCAAGGTATGGCACATTCAAGCTGTCGGTCCCAGATGCATTGTAGTGGTAGCTGTGGCAGTCTATGTATGCAGGGGATGCAGAGTCCTGCAGGAGCGTATCTGGGATTGATATGGACAGTGATTCCAGGAAAAGCGCTCCTGAGCGTTTCACCACCAGAAGCAACTTGTCGTATTCATCCTCCGATCCCGGGACCACATCGATGCTCTGTACTACCATCTCATTCTGGTCCTGTCCGTATCCAAGCGGGTGGCGTGCCCAGCCTATGACGCTGTTGCCTATGTCCAGCGAACAGGAGAGCAGGGATCCGTTTTCCAGCAACACCCATATGACTGCCCCTATCTGCGTCTCGGTAACCACGAATTCCTTGATGCCTGCAGTGAGCAGATGCCTTGCGGTCATGCTGAGCTCGGTTCCTACATAACCACCGCTGTCCTGGCTGTACTGGATGATGTTCAGTGTTTTCCCACCGGTTCCTGCGTAGATGACAAAGCCCTGATATGCCTGTGGGCGTACCTTGCTGGCTCCTGTGTTGAGGGTGACGCTCATGTCGAATGTGGATGGCGTTGCCATTTCCCCGCTGTCCATCCAGATGGACCTTCCGGCCCCTACGATGATGCGCTTCTGGTTTATCATCCAGTTTATCCTGGAACCGTGCATATCAGTCTCCTGCAGGAAAAATGCATGGTCTGGCAGCACCGTCTCAACACTGTCGATGAGCTCACTGAAGGTGAAGTTGAGAAAACGGTCCCCGGTCTCGTCAGGGCTCCTGGATGCATAGATGGTGTTCGGGTTGTTCGTTGTGCCTGCAAGATACCACCGGCCTCCCTTGAAGGCCTGTGTGGATGGATAATCACCTGCTGCAGAGAAGGTCATACCACCGGTGAAGGTGAGCTCAGTCAGGGTGAATGGGGGAGTGGAAGTCTTTTCCAGCTTGGCCGGCTTGTGGGATGGATGCACGATATAAAGCACTCCCTTGTTCATTACGCAGGAGAGCTCGTCAAGCTGTACATCGGTGTATGTTGTTGCAATCTCATAGGTGGCCCCTAAGTGCAGTACCAGCGATCCATCCATGGCAAAGAAGCGTAGCTTGTTGTTGGTGAATTCCACGATGTACCTGTTGTCATCACCACCATCGAAAAGCACGATGCGGGCCTTTGTGATGAGTGAGCCTATGCTTGCCAGGTATCGTGTGCCTGGTCGCTTTACCAGGGCACCATAGATTGTAGGCAGTACATTCTGACACAATCTGAGGCCGGTCTGGTACTTCACACTGTCCAGCCGGCCCTCAAGCATTGGGTCAATCTCCCCGCTTATGAAATTGTTCTGTAAAACAGAGTAGTCTGCCACGATGCTCCTCTCCTATGTCAAACAGGACGGTCAACGGCTCTCGTCGTACCATCCTATCGCGTTGCCTTCCTCATGCTGTGCAATTCCTTCCCTTGTCATGGCCATTGCATGGAGTTGCTGGAACTCGCTGTAGATCCTGTTGCTTATTGCATCGTTCTTGACCATCGGTATGCTGATGAGGTAGGCAAGCTGTCTCACCACCATGTCGCTCAGAAGCGGTGTCATGTCGCTGGGGAGCTTTGGGAGCGCCACATATGAGACGAATACCTCTGTTGCATTGGTGAGGATTTTTTTGTCCATGTATTCGTAGGCTTCCGAGACTTCCACACTCTTGATCAGCGCAAAGTCCTCAGGAAGTGGGTACTGGTATGTGTATCCATAGGCAGGAGACTCAGCAAGTGGTACAAGCTGTACGTATTTGGTTGCGTCTCTCCAGTGGTAAGCAGAGTAGACGGTCTCGATTGCCTGGGGGAGCAACTGTGAGCCATAATTGGCACCTGATGACCCTTCATCAAGGTTGCTGATCTGCGTGAGTCCAACCCTGGTAAGGGCTCGGTTCACGATGTCCACCCATTGCACATCATAGCTGATCGCTGCCATTGCTACTTATCCTTCTTTGCGGTCGTTGTTGTTGAAGTGGATGGAGCTTTCACAAGGTCCTTCCCGTCCTCTGTCGTGAAATACTTGGAAATTTCGTCTTCATGAAGCTGTTTCATGTCCTTCTGGTCAATGTCGTACACCTTTCCCTCGTCGAAGCGTCTGAGTCTTGATGACTGGAAACAACTGGTCTTGCATCTGATTTTCATTCGTACGTTCTCCTTGTTCGGTAGTAAGATGGCGGCGGCCGGGCGAACCACAAGCCGCCGCCAAAACAGTTATAGGAGGTCAAATCCGGCTACATCTCACTTACCGAGCTCAATCCATGCATTCACTGTGGTTGCAGTGAATACCCCAGTGCTCGCTGGTGTTGCCCCAGCTCTCAGATACCTGCGATGCGATGAAGGCATCGGCATGGTTATCTGTGTGAGTGCCGAGGGTTTTGCGGTAAGTTTGCCGGTGGCAATGGTAGCCCAGGATAAACCGTCTGCACTGTCCTGCAGGAACGGTGTCATGCTGTCTGCTAAATTGAAGTCTGTAGCAGGCTGGAACACGATGTCGATGTTCCCGTCATTGCCTGTGTTATGGGTTGCCGGTTCTCCCATGTCCAGATAATCAGCAGAGTATACTGGTGTGTCCTTGGTTGCGAGGCTCAGGGCCCCGAACATCAATAATTTATCTCGCATGTATTGCTCCTTCTTACGCGGTAAGCGCGCTTTCGGTGTCGAGGATGGTTTCAATCATCATGATTGGGATTCCTACCAGACGAACCACGGGACCGAAGCCCTCGATGTCCTGGAGGGAGTAGGCTGCATTGCTCTTGTCGTAGGCCATGGTCTCGACGATTGCATGTGCGGTTCTGTTCCCGAATCCAACTGCATCACGTCCAACGTTAGGCAACTGGTTCTTCATCTTGATGAATTTTGCATGGTCAATCGTGGATCCACCGCTCTCGATGTTTGCAAGACGGAGAAGAGCCTTCGGGTTCTTTATTTCCATGCCTGCATAAATCTCGTAATGTCGCACCCATGCCCACATATCACCATCGTCTGCAAGCGTGCGCACAAGGTGCCTGCCCCTGTCGTCGCTTGAGATGCCTGGCTGAGCGCCACTGGGATAACGGAAGTTGAAACCTCTCTCCCCAAGCTCCATGAGCCAGATGCTGGTGAGGTCGGAGCCAGTTCCACCATTGTCGAAAGTGTACTGCTCGTCCAATGCAGCCCTGCGCTCTGCAAAGCCCTTGAAACCCTCGATGGAGTTTGTCCCGTAGAAAAGCTCATACATCCAGTTCTTCATGACACCCTCAAGGTTTGCCACATCCTCGGAGTCTCGAACCTTGCCGGGCTCCTTGGCAGTCTTCAGGATGCTGTCATCCACCCTGCTGTCTGCCTGGTATGAAGCGATTGCCTCAATGAAGGTGTCCGCACTGGATGAGATGGACGGTACAGGCCCGTTGGCCTTCACGAAACCACCGTTCCCAAGCCGTACGGCCTGTGTGTATTTGTGAAATGCACCATCACTGGATGGGAACCAGGGTGCTACCTGAAGCAAGTCGTATTTCTTGGCAAGCTGGGTCAGGAACGACGCCTTGTCGGTATAGCCTTCTCTCTTGCTTGCCTCGACGATGTTCATCGCCTGTGTGCTAACGATCTTTGACATGTCTGATACCTCTCTGACATTTTATGTTTTGTTTGTAGCCGGCCTCCGTTCCCTCACCGCCAAGCCTTATGGTTCCCTACTCGGTACACCTTGGCTGTAAAGCAAGTCCCGTTGCTGCCTTTATCCGATTATCACGCCCCCTTGGAGGGCAATGCAACCAAGCGCGTTACGCTTGGGTCTGGTCCTTGATCTTGTATGCGTTCCTGAACTCGTCAGAGTACCAGGGAGTGCCATTGCTCTCAGCAGTTTCAGGCTCCTTGGGATCAGTATTTGGTTCTGCTGGATCCTGCTGCTTCTTCTTGGTGTCCTCAGGTTCTTCTATACCTGCCAGGATGTCGTCAAGTATTCCCATTGTATTTTCTCCTATTTCCCGTAGGCTTTCTGGAACTCATCGCTGTAGCTGGTCCCGAATTCGCCCTTAGAATCTTCACCTTTCCCGTTAGGTGTCCCGTGCACGAGGGTCCTTCCCCCACGTGCCTTTTCCTCTGCAGCTATCTTCAGCACAAAATCAGTGTTGTAGATCAGTCCTGAGTCCTTGTATAGCTTACCAAGGCCGGTTCTCTGCATGTGTTGCTTGAAGAGGTTTGCGGACTCCTTCATGGCTGCATCACGCTCACTCTTCACCTCGTAAATCTTGTCCAGTTTTGCAGCAAGGCGTGCATCGAAGGTCTGTGCTGCCTGCTTCTGCTGGTTCTGGATTGCAGCCATGCCCTGCAGGTAGTTCCTCGCAAGCACGTGGTACATCTTCTGTGCCTGTGTCTTGGTGAGCCCTGCATCATGGAAGTCCTTGCGGAAGCGGTCAGCCATATCCTTTGGCAGTGCATCCGGGTCGATTCCCTTGACCTCAAGGTCGTACTCCTCAGCCTTCTCTGGAACGCCCAGCTTGGATAAGAACGCCTTGATCTCTTTCTCGTCTGCATCCTTGCTGGGAACCTGTAGGGAACGCTCCAGCTTCTTGGAGAGCTCAACATAGTTGTCGGCAATATCGTCCAGCTTCTGGTGCTTGTAGACGTATTTCTGGTAGTCCTCGCTCTCACGCTTCTCAGGGGAGAGCTGGGAAGCATACTTGGGAAGCTCCGGCTTGGTGCCTTCATTCAGCTTTGCATCCCCTGCTGGAGCTCCTTCACTGCCTTTCGTACCACTAGGTGGTGTTCCGGTAGGTTCTGCCGGTGTTGTCTCTCCTGTAGGAGCAGGATTACCTTCTGGGGAGGGAGTGCCTCCTCCATCAGCTCCACCGTCCGGGGCCATCATGATCATCATCAGTCGCCTGAGTAGTTCATTCATATCCGTTCATCTCCTTCGTTGTCGTTTGTATCCTGCAGCCCTCCGCAGTCCACGATTGCATCGGTATAGGCTGGAAGGTTGTTGAATGTCCTGGCTCCGAGCCTACCCAGCATCCAGTTGGCATGAGCCATGAGCTTCGGGTCCATCACTGATGGATCATCGGCAAAGAATCCGAGCTGGTTGAGGATGTCCATCAGTACAGCCCTGCCATCAGTGGAGCTGAAGGTATTCCTCCATGCCTGTCGTTCCTTGGTTGTCATCTTCTAGTACCTCCACTGGTTGTTGCCTCTGCCGGGCTTCCCTTTTCCGGTGCCTTGCTCGTAGCGCCATAGGTCTGTGCCCCAGCCTTGGCTGCCTCGATCTGTTGTTGGAACTGCATCTGCTGCATCTGCATCTGTGCTCTTGCATCACGGATTTTCTTTACCTCCTCTGCACTCTTGACCACGGTCTCGTTGACGTCGTAGCCATCTGCTGCTATCTCGATGTATGCATCCATGTCCAGCTTGTCCAGGACACTGGGTGATACCTCTGCGATTGCAAGGATTTCCGCTAGGAATTGCTTGGTGGTGTTCAGCGATCTGCCACGCTTCTGAAGCATTGCCAATGGGCTCACAAAGTCGATCTTGAGCTGCCCACTCTCTAAACCGGCTGGGGCAGGGGATAGGTTCTGGCTGTCCATTTCCTGCTGGTAGACCGCCTCAAGCACCGGCTCGATGAATTCGTGACTCAGTCTTGAGACAAAACTGCTCATGATTGCGCTTTTCTCATCCACAAGAGCCTGTACCTCTGTTGCAGTTTTTTTCCTATCCTGCAGATTCATGAGTGCCAGGAAGAAATCTGTATGGTATCCATTCTTGATGGATTCGCGTATCTCCATCTTGATTGCCTGCGTCCACGACATATCCCCTACGATCTGTACTGGAGCAAAGTCAGCACCAGGAGTTAGTTCGGTCATGCCATGTGGGGTGAAGTTGACCTTCAGTCCCTCGGTCTTCTTGATCGGGGGACGTCCCTGCAACTGTGATACGCGGAGTTGGTCATCAGACATGATCTGCAGCATCTTGATGTTCGGTATGTGCACGCTTCCTGGATTGTCCACTCCCCATGGTGATCCTGCTGGACTGCTTGCCCAACGCCACGTAAAGAAAGGCTTCTCGTCAATGCGCTCTTCCTTGATTGCGGTCTGTTTATCTGCTGCAGCCCAATAGATCGAGACCCATTTGCCTTCACCTGGAATATCTGTCTTGATGCGTGTGTCCCTGGCAATGTACTGGAAGAACTCATAGACGGAGATGTCATCGTCCTTGTTCTGGGTGATGGTCTTAGGGAGGTTCTCTTCCCCGAATTTCTCTATGGCATCGTCCTTGTTCAGCCAGAAGGACCTGATCAGCGTCCCCACATTGCGGTGCCTGTCCTCCTCGATCACGTACGAGCCAGGATGCAGATTGCGAAAGACAGGGATGTCCTCCACGTCGTCACGCTCGATGGTCATTACTGCTGTACCAAAGTCAGCGCAACATCTGATGAAAGCCCGGCTCTCATCGTAGAAGTTGCTCTTGCCAAGTTGCTGGTCAAGGATATGCTCGGTCTCCTGCAGCCATTCCTTGGCTATAGAGTTGTCCTTAAGTGCCTTGTCCTCGAAGCGCAGGCGGAACCAGGCAACGTTACGGCCGAAAGCATAACCCTGCAGACCGTCTGCCATGAGGTTGCTTGCCTCTGTTGCTGTGGTATCGTAGATGATCCTGTAGTCAGGCGCTTTCTCGCTGCCGGGCTTTCCCAGCTTGACGGATGAGTAGCTCGGTGCCAGGTATCTGATGATATCCGCCCACTGTGGTTCGAAAATTCCCCTGTAGCTTTCCAGCTGTTTTCTCAGGCGCTCGATGCGCTCCATCTGCTTGGCTGTTACTGTCATTTATCTGTATCCCCCTTCCAGGACGTCGTACGGATTCCACTCTGTGGTATTTTCTGTGTGTATGATTCGCTCTTTCTCTGTGACCCTGCGGTAGGTGATCCACCATGCGGCCATGAGGTAGGTAACAACGAAATCGTCGTGGATGTCGTCGGTCTCGTTATTGTAGCTCCTATGCCCTGATTTCTCATTGACAGGACCCTTGAACCTGGCTACCTGTAATTTGAAATCCTCGACATGTTGCAGGTTTGATGCAAAACGCATGCGCTTCTGCTGCATGATGATCATGCCTGCGTGTACCAGGTCTTCCTTGGGTACATGCATTTCCTTGAGGACTTGTGTGCCCATGAACCGGCCGAACGATGCTGATGATCCCCCGAAGACCTTGCCGAAATCTGCATATACCGGTCGTGCCTCTGTGCCACCTGTGAAAACGATGGGGAAGGGCATGAGTCCGTTTTCCCTCATCATATCCACGATTGGCTCCCCGACTCCTGTGCCGTCTACGATCAGCTGGCAGTTCTTGATCAGGTCTAGGTGATTGAGCAGGTCTCTGATGATTCTCACTTGGTCGGTGTATCTCACTGCCTGCATCTTTGATTGGTAAATTAGGTCTAGGTAATTCACCACCATAGGATCACGTCCGCTCTCTTGAGGGAAATGCCTAACGTCCGGTGAATCTCTGTAGATCTGGATGGTTGTATAGTCGCGCTTCTTGGCTATATCCACAGTACAGATATATTCCTTGTTGGTGGTGAGTAGGTCCCTTGGAATTGATGTTGCAGGGCTCATATGTTCACCGCCTTGAGATTGGTGATAACTGGTGGGATTGTCTCGATCCCTATGTCGTCAAAACCTCTGCATGTCTGGTTGAATACGGCCTCTATGTCGTCATAACTGAAGACCATGTCCTCTTGCTCGACGAATTCGCAGCAATACTCCTGCTGGTACTGCTGCATGCCCATTGATTCAAGGTTGGCCTGTTGTTCATCAAGGTTATGGTGTCTTGGGCTGAACCAAGCCATTATACCCTTTGCCTTCATCTCGGCCTTGAACTCTGCTTCCTGCATGTACGGTATGAGGGTCCAGTTGTTCCTTGGGTCCACCTGCCATGGGGAACGTATCAGATAGCGCTCGTATCGATTTGATGAGGATGAGTCATAGAAAAACCCCTGCTTGCCGTTTGGGGTGGATATCTCAAATACCTCGCAGTCTGGGTTGTCGGTGAGCATGGGCCTAACGCCCGATTTGTAGACCACATCGGGGATGCGGCTTGCCTCGTCCAGCACAATGGTCCTCGGCCTTGAGTAACCACGTGCTGATCGCTCGGTTGCTGGGATGACCAGGATACGGCTCTTGTTTTCCAGTGCTATCTCGTCCTGGCTGTCGCGCTTGATGTCTGGATATGATGGATCTGCAGCTATGAATTCCTTGACCTTCAGGATATCCTCGATTGCCTGCGCTTCTGTTGGAGCAAGAATGATGGACAGGCTCTTTGGGTAATATTTGGCTGTATGGCATGGCACTGAGGAAACAATCGTGCTCTTGCCACTCTGCCGAGCACCAAGAATGTGCTTGCGCTTGTGTTGGCTCTTGAGGACCTGTGTCTGCCACTCGAAGGGCTTCCACCCGAGTGCTGCAATGTAATGGCTCCTGGAGAGCCCGTAGAGCACCTGCTGTGCGACGAAGCGCTTGGACTCCTCACGCGTCATGGCTGATACCCTCCACAATGCGCTTGACCACTTCTGGATCTTCAACCTCACGCTGAATCACCTGCACAATAGTACTTGCAAGCACTGTGTTGACACTCACGTTCACATCGACATTGGTCACTTCCTGTACAACGCCTGCTATCTTCGCAAGTGTCTCCAACTGTTTGTTCAGAGTCTGGGCTGTGTCCAGGATGAGCTTGCGCGGATCAGCGGTCTTTGACTCGACTTTGATGATCTCCTCATCATCACGAATAGCTCTTTCCAGAAGCTCCTGCAGGGTAGCTTTCTTCCTGATGCGTGTCTCTTTGCCGTCTCCATCAGTCAGCACCCAGTTGTAGATTACCTCGTGCTCGTAGGCCCTTGGGTCGAGGTTGTACCGGCTGTGGTCCTCTGGATCCTGCAGCCAGTCGTTGCATGCCTCGTACATCTTCTGCACGTAAACTATTGTGTCTTCTATTCTTGCAAGGAGTGCTGCACCGTCATACTGGCCCTTCGCGAGGGCCTTTGCTGCATTCATGCGGAGCTTTTGTGTTGCATATCGTTGCACAGCATTGACAGTCATCCCATAATTTCCCGCAATCTGCGTGTAAGGGACCTGATTGACCAGATCACGTATGATTGCGTTCTTTTTTGGATGCTTGTCCACACTGTATGCGTTTGCCATGCCTAAAACGCCTCCCACTCATTGCACTGGTCCACCAGGTCATAAGAAAACTGCCACTCGGGGCATGGGATGGATGGGGCTGATGCGTAGACTGCATAGGGTGGCTGGAAAAGAGGCTTTACTATCTTGCACTGTCGTATGCCTCTGGGTAGTTCCACGGTCCATGTTTGCTTGGTGATTGCCTTCCTGCTCCTGGACGCTCCTGCTGCCTCGTCATAATCTTCAAAAACGCTGTGCAAGTATTCTCTGTTCAGCATGCAACGGTCCTCCTGGGATGCTTGGTGACTCTTGGCTTTATCGGCTCGATGGTGTCCTGTGTCCTGGTATCGAATATCTCCACGGTCCCATCATCCTTCAGCCTTGTGTCGTATGGGCAGTCGGTTGGCAAATCGAACTTTGAATGGCCATCAGGGCATCCACCTACGTGGATGTACATCTTCAGCCTTTGGATGCTTATACCATGTGCCATCGCGCACTGAGTGAGACTATCCCATTCGGTTTCATGCCGGTCGCGGTATTCAATTACCGCCAGGCGTGCCAGCGTACTCTCTGCCATGCTGCCTCCACATCCAGCTTAACTCGTTAAAATGAAACGAAACATTCCCCTAAACCAAAGTTTTTTTGGATTTTATCAACTTTTATGGTTGACATATCCACTTAATGGGTTGATAATAGGCTATAAACCAAGGAAAGGAGCTGCCACATGAAGAAACAGGAAGCAATCGATTTTTTAGAAAACTCTACATCAGAGTATGTCACTTACGGTTTAGAGGCATCTGACCTGGGTACACCAGTTGAGAGAAAAGAAGCAATCAAGGATATCAGCTTGATGGATGATGAGATTTGGGCTGATGGAGATATCTACGAATGTGACAAAGAGGGGTACATGCTGTGAAAAAGACAATCAACGGTCGTTTGTTTGACACTGAGAAGGCCAATCTAGTCTGTGAGATTTGGGAAGGCAATCGTGGTGACTTCAGGCATCTGGATTGTGCACTGTACCAGACTCCCAGGAGCAAGATATTCTTCCTTGCAGGGTGGGGTGGTGCTATGACCATCTTCAGCCACAGATGCAACGACGGGTCCTATTGTGGTTGGGATGGGGTCATTCCCCTGAACGAGCAGGATGCAAGGATGTATGCTGAGAAATACGGGTCTGCTGAGACTGTACAGCGATTCTTCAAGGTTGAGGAGGCATAGGATGGCTAACGAAAGCATGAAATGGTATACAGAAAGGCTACGCCTTGTTGCCAATTTCCTTAGGCAGAATAAGATTTCTGCATTAGATGGTTGGGATGCTTTTCTGATCACATTGCGCAATTTCTACAATTTCAATCCTGAAACGGTTGGAATGATGCCTGAGTTAACCGATGCAGAAGATATCACAATCATGGGACTTGATGCAAAAATTTGCTTCGGATACCTTTTTGCTGTAGAGATGCAAGCAAAATATTTCAAACAAATCTATGATAAATAATCTTATCTAACCAGTCAGCCCCTCTTCGGAGGGGTTTTTCTTTTGGCTGATCATCTGCACTGCAGCATTGCCGGCAAAGAAAGCCTTGTTGATCACCTCGATTGGTACTCCGTTCAACTTGAGGCTTCTTGCCATCGCTGTAAAAAGCACATCCAGATTGGTTGCAAATTTCTGTTGTTCCCTTGAGAGCTCTTGCTGCTTCATGCTATGTCCTCCCATCTGCTCCACATGCAGACAACTTCGGCAGCGCCGAGTTTCCGCTTGAATGAATCATCAAATTTTTGATTGAACTCCGTGGGAGTTAGATTGCCCGCCATCACGGTCTTTCGGTTCTCGCAGTCCCTTTTGTCGATGATCTCGTAGAGTATCTGCGATTCATGCTCGGTCCATGAGGATCTACCAATCTCGTCTATGGCAAGCACATCGACCTTGGAGTACAAGTCTATCACCTGTCCCTCGGTCATAAGATCCTTGCGTCCCAGGTAGCTCTCGTGGATATCGCGGTATATCTTGCGCTCGACCACATACAGAGCCTTCTTACCTGTCTGGATGCATCCCTTGAGCATACCGGCCACGAGATGCGTCTTACCACGATCAGTAGGACCAAGGAGCACTACGCTGCGCACATTACCCTGTACAAAAGCCACCGCCATGTCCCTTGCGTGCACTTTTGCAGCTGATGAGATTGTATCAAGGTCCTTGGTGCTGAAATTACGGACCATGCAGTCCTTGAACTTGGCTGGGATTCCAGCCTGTTCATACACTGCAGCATACTGATCGGCTTGCAACCGGTTCATGATTGCAAGACGGTCATGATCATATCTGCATTCCGGGCAACCTGAGAGTGGCAGCTCCTCAGTGGAACCATCCGGGTACTCTCTCAGGATCCTGTTGTTCTCATAAGTGCCATGGATTGGACAATCAAGATGCAACGTCTCGATGATTTTCAGTCCTTGTCTAGCCATCAGCTGTTCTGTGAAAGCATTCATTTTGCCTGTACCTCCTTGTACGAATCCCAGCGGTCCTCGTTCCCGATGGTGTACTGGGATGGCTTACCCTGTCCTGTCTTGATCACGGGTGCAGTGTGTCTGTTCTGCTCCTTGCTGAGCCAGTTGTTCACGAATGCGAGCATCCCGTTTTTTGTTTTCCGTTTCTTTGGATTTGATACGGACCAGCTCTTCATGCTGAGTAGTTGTTGCTTTACATCAACTGCAGGAAAACTCTCTTCCCATAGCTCAACCATATCCTCGGTTATGGGATATTCTTCCTTCCTGTTGGTGATGATGGTGCAATAAACAGGCGATGATGGCTGCTCTTCGGCTTCGATGCTCTCGCTCTTTTGCGGGAGCTCGGAGCAAGTATTAGTATTAACTCTATCCTTACCTAACCTAACCTTACCTAACCTAACCTGAGGTTCCAAGTGGTTGTCATTCGGTTGCCAAGTGGTTGTCAAGTGGTTGTCAGACTGGTTTTTAACGGTATCCATATCGTCTCCAACCTGTCCTCCTTCCGTGTACGATCCATTATCCTTGAATTTCAGCCGGCTCTTTTCCTCGGTGTAGACAGTCTCCTTGTAGCGGTCTTTTCTGATGCTGTTGTGCATCCTCCAGTGCTTGATGACAACCACTCCCGATGGGAAGGCAATGAGGAACCTTCTTTCGACCAGTTGCTCCAGGTCTTTCTCGGATGCACCTATAACACGCTGTATCTTCTTGGGGTTGTTCAGGAAACCGTCGTCGTCCGCTCTCATGCAGAGATGGAAGTAGAGTGCCTGCGCTGAAAGTGGCATGTCCAGGAAGGCATCACTGTCGATGATCGTCATCGCAAACATTCGTCTTTCTGCCATCTAGAATCCCTCCACATTGTCGAACAGGCTGAGCTGTTGGTTTTCCATGAACAAATCCTCGAAATGGGAAATGATATCGTCCAAATAATTGATGAAGTAATAACCGTTGGCTACTGCTCTTATTTGTTCCATAAAGGCTTTCTCAGCACCATTCCTGGTTGGATATCCTTTGGATGTATCGGATAGCGGAGAGCCGCTTCCGTGAGAGTATGATTCAAACAATGTGCCGTAAGCCCATTGCCCATTATCTTTCTGGCCTATCCTCAACTCTATGCTGCAGCCATTATTTCCTTTCCATTCGAACTGCTCATATCCAGAGACATACACTCCGTGTTTGTTCTTTTTCATATATTTGCATCCTTTTGTTGTTCCGAGTTAGGAATATTATCAGGGTATAAAAAGCGGTATCCATTGATTGTTCCTCCGTTTTCCATGTGGTTCCGTATTGCTTTCTTGCATACCTGGGTGAGCCTCATGGCATCTCCTAGATTGCTGCATGTGGCTATTACCTGATGGTTCTTGATGATCGTTACCTGTCTTCCCTTGCGTGCCATCACATCCTCCTACAGTCCCAGCTCAAGCTGCATGCCTGGCTGGATCCTTGTCAGTGTCTCTCTTGTCTCCACGACCACGACCTTGTGGATCGTGGCCCCGAAGAACTTGTCTACATACTCAAATATGTTCTTGAGCGTCCTAACGTTCGTGCCAATGAACTGCTCCTTGAACTGATTTGAGTAGCACATCACGTGGTACATCATGTGAGCAGCTCCTGGTTGTCATGGATGTTGCCGATTACCTCTAACATTGAAGAGTCCCATGTGTTGCCGATGATATAACCCTGCAAAGTCCAACAAGCTATATCTTCTCTCCATTTCACGACCGCATTAGCAAAATCCTCGATTCTTACAACATCCCCCTCAAAAATCTTGTTGCCGTTCTTGTCGGTAAGTCCGGTGAATTGGCTGACTGTTTCTTCAAGCACTTCGACAGCTAATTCGCCGATGTCTTCCATACAACAATATTCTTCATATTCATCTGGGTTGATGATGTAAGGTACTGAACAGTTTGTTCCAGCACGGAAAAATATATTGTTCACCAAAGAACCTTCAATCCATTGTTCATTATCAACACGCTTCCCCTTAAACAATATCTCTCTCATATTCACTCCTTGATCTCGTACTCGATATCTTCAAGAATCTGTTTCACGTCTTCCTGGAGCTCTTTCAGCTGACGCTGATCCAGGAGGCTTCCTTCCATTTCATCGATTACCTTTGCCTCGATGTATTTGCCTACGCGTCTGATCTCTAATCCCAGGTGTTTCATTTCCCCAACCTCCTTTTCTTCTCTATCCACTCATTCATTTCGTCCCTTTGGCTAGGATTGTACCATTTGCCATCCTTGAAAGTGGTCAGCGGGTCTTGCGTCTCCTCATAGCTGTCAATCGGCATCCACCACTCAAGAGCAATATACTCATCACAAACATCAACAATCTTGCCGACCAAATAACCGTCTACGATGAAGCCTACTGCCGTTCCGTCTTCATTTAGAAATTCAAGCTCCTCCCTAACCTCAAGGCGTTCCTCTTGGCTCATTTCATCCCAGCCTTTCAGCTTTGCTTTGTAATAGATTGGATATGCTTTCATTGCTTTTCCTCCCATCCATCGGGCAATGCAAGCAATACCCTGACAAGGACGTCAATATCAGCATCGAACAGCTCACTATCCTCATCTAGGCGGATTCTATGGTCTTTGCAAAGAGCTAAAACATGGTCACAGAAGTCATAGTAGTCCTCGCACATATTGAATGGCGGATATTTCTCCAATAAATCGAGATTTTCTCTCGTTTGCCAATCGCTCATGCTTCCTCCCATGTTGCATTGCATTTATCTCATCAAACGACCTTCCAAAAATCTTTCCATCTTTCTTTGCATCGACCTTACATTTCTTTGTCTGTTCTTCATCTAATTTGCAATAGTCTTTATGCTTGCAATCTTTTTGACAATATTTGTTCATTGCTTAGCTCCTCGAAAAATCCGCTGTCTTGGTTATTCTGTTTAGACAAAGAGCAATACTGGTAGCTTGGTATTTGGTAAAGTAAATGATGTCCTTGTCGCCCTTGTGATAGAAAGCTCCGTCCTCACCGAGGTACATATCTTTTCCACGAATTTTTGCCTTGACCCTGTATGTTCTGTGTTCATCGTCCATTTTCATTGTCTTTCTCCTAGCTATTAGTAGGGACGTCAAACTTCCCGTCATTCCATTTTTCGATAGCTTTCAATAACATATCATTGCTTCCAATCTCCTTGCAAAAAGTCGAGTGTACGTCACAATGGAAGCAAGAAACTCCTTGTAGTTCTGGCCCACAGTTATTGCGATCCGGTGCTTTTCCGCAAACAGGACATGGCTTGACTGGGTGTTTGGAACCTTCATAATCTTCAATGAAATATTCCATGCTCCCTTCCTCCCATCCATCGGGCAATGTGAGGGAGTCTTGCCAGTCACCAGAGTAGGTAATAAGTCCGTTTGGCAGTTCTTCACCAAAACTCCCGAACTGATTGTCGTACCAAATCCATGTAGTCCACCCAATTTCCGGCTTCTTTGGAAACCACCACAACCTGTTTTCTATATCGATTGCAACAGGTTTACCGAGAATGTTTGCAAGCTCTTTCATTGACATCCCACCACTCATCAGCCTGTCATAGGATTCGGCCTTGGCTTCAAGCCATTGAATATACTGATAGTGCCAGATATCGAACCAAACAGCATGGATACCATCGGTTATACCTCTTACGCTCTTCCTGCCTGTCTCTTGCTCATATCTGAGCATCAATTCGGTCTTTTCCATCTACGTGCTCCTCGATTGCGCTCTCGATTTCCTCGAGAGCAGACTTCAGCTGGTCGCGGTACTCCTTCAGCTCATCGTTCGACAGATAGGCTTCATGCATGTAGTCCATGAAGTAAGTGCTTACCTGCTTGTAGCTATAAATTCCCTTGATTGTTACTTCGATGTATCTCATTATTGATTTCCCTCCGTAATACTCGGTTGCATCACTTCCGTTCAGCTCAGGGACAGGCTCGTCGGCCACGATACAGGTACTTACCAAGCCCTTTCTCCAAGGCTCTTTTGTGTGTTTCATCACTCCACCTCCTTCTCGAGATTCTGCAGCTCTTCCTCGACCCAGTCTGCATGGACTGGTCTGGACTTGTTCTCGCCCTGGTACATTGACTGGAGAATCTTCCTGAACTGTTTGGCTTGATCTTTTGGAACCTCGTAAACCTTCTTCCCTTGGGTTATCTTGTCCTCAATTTTCTTGGCAACTACGTACTCTTCGAATGTAGGGTCCTCGGCATTCTTAGAAATCTCTAAGGTAGCCATCATGTTTTTTGCGTTTATACGTACTTTAATCGTTATCATGTGCTACCTTCCTTTCATCGTCCAACTGATTGAATATCAGTCTTTCTTATCGTGCTCATTCTCCTGCTCCTTTTTTCTCTGCTTCCTCTATCTCATCCAGGATGTCCTCAGCCCACTGGTCTGGGTCCTCGATGCGGTAGATGCTCTTTGACCTTGATACATTCTTTACATGGCCACCTTGTGCGTTGTAGGCTCTGATGTATCTGGTGATTGTTCCGTCCTGGGGATTGCGCTTTCCGTTGGTTGACTGCCTCACGTATTTCTGCAAATCCCTGGGACCGAACTCTCTTCCTGCCGGCTGGTTGTCCAGCCATGAGTAGACAAGCTGCACAACTGGAACCTTCTCTTTCATCGGGATTGTTGATTGGTTCATAACGCTCTCCTGTATTCAGTCGCTTCAATGCGATGTTCTTTCGCATGGCAAGTATTGCAGAGCCAGACAACCTCAAAAGGCTTGGAGTAGTCTCTATGGTGTGCATCAGGTTTGCATTTCTTTCCACATGCACTACATACATCTGGACGTTCGATTGTGCCTAATTTCACAGCTCTTTCTAGGCGCTGACGAGCAATGTTTTTCTCTGGAAATTTCTCACGAGATTTTCGCAAATACTTAGCATCCCTTTGCTTATAGAAATCTGGATTTTGTGATCTAAGTTTTTTGTAATACTCTCTTCTTCTTTCTACAGCTTCCGCTTTTCGACCACGAATCCTATCTTTCTCCAAGATGGTTTCATGATTGTTAATACGATATTCAGTCATCCGTTTTATCACACAATCCTTGCAGATATTTAGATACCCATCTTTCATTTGTGAGTGCTTGTAGAATGAAGAAATATCCAAACTTCTACCGCATCTTCTACATGTCTTTTCCATTTAGAATCCTCCTATCAAAATGGTATTTCTGAATCTAAGAACATCTCCGGCCCTTCAAGCTCCTGCTGTGGCTGTGTATAGTTACTCGTCTGCCTTCCGTAGCCTCTGGCAGGCGCTTGCTGTGGATTCTTGCGTGGCTGTTGGTTGTCCTTCTTCCACGTGTCCACCAAAACAGTGTGCGTGTTCCCACGGTCGTCCGGCTGCCTCATCTCAGTAACCTTGAGATTGACGAATTTTCTTCCGTCCTGAAGGGTGGTCACATGCTCCTCTGGGATGTCGGTGAGACAGAGATTCACACTGAAGAACTGTCCCCATTGGTTTGTTCGCTCCACTGCCTTCCCGCAGTAGATCTTCTCTTGTCTTTGGTCTTGTGCCATGTTTCTCTCCTTGTATGCTTGGTCTTTTTTCTAGATGCAGTTGCTCAAATCTGGTTTCAGCCTTGATAGCTTCCCGTCATCGTCACTGAAGATCATGTACCGGCCATGGCAGTTGCTCACCCTCATCTGGATGTTCTTCTTGCTCAGTCCTGTAAGCTCCTCCAGGGACCTGTAGCTGATCTTCTCCGGCCAGTAGGGTATTGCCCTTGCAAGCCGCTCCGTACTCTCGTCAGCCTTCGCTATCACATGGGCCTGCTTAGGCTGCCTCTGGTAACTGTCTACATGTGTCGCTCCAATAAATTTTGTAAAGTCTGTTGTAGCCCTCATCGCTTTCCTCCTCGATGATCCTTTCAAAAGTCCCCGCCACCGCTCAGGCTAAGTGGCGGGGTATTACTATATTTTTCGGGGACTAATCACTCCCCCGATGGGACCGGAGGGATTCGGACCCTCATGAGCACCTGGCAGTTAACCTGTGCTCCGCTTCCTATGGGTGTTACAGACCCAATGCTTCGCTATGTCTCCCAGTTTCATCACGGTCCCGGGTTGCCGCTGTTTACACCCAACGGCAGGTGGTCTCTGGCTCTACTTTTATTACATCTCGAACGCCACCACACTCACACCTGGAGTAGTGGAGTACACCTTGCTTGCTGTGACGTATGTAACCTGGCTGTCATCCTTGAAGATGATCCCGGTGCATCCATCCAGCACACTCTTGAGGTAGTTGTCGATGTCAGGCCTGGTCGTAGGTTTTACCTCTCCAGCCAAGGCCATTTTTTGTTTCTTCTTGCTCCATGATTGGGGGACCAGCCTGTTGACAGTGATATTCAGTGCTACCGCTTTCTCTAATGGGCTGCTGCCATTCATTTCCCTGTTTGCAATCATGGATACAAGAGCCTTGTAATCGGCATTCTTTGGCGCATTGTAGTTGTGGATTTTCCCTTTTGCGATTGTGTACCGGTGCCTTGCAAGTGCGACCGGCTCACCAGGTATAAAAAATGAAACCGTCATGCTGGTGAATCCCCAAATGGAACATCTCCCAGCTCAAGCTCTGCAACCTGCTCATCAGTCAGCTCTCCTTCAGCAAGAGCCTTGGGAGCTTCCTCTTCGTCATCAACCTCCTCGAACTCACCATGGAGAGCCATGTCCTCGTCGGTGATCATCACCCTCTCGTCGTTCGTCGTTGCATCAATCACAAAATCGGTCTTGATCGGAGCGTACTTGAGCGTGGCCTTGAGTACGGTCTTCTTGGCCATCTCATCAAACTCGGTCTTCCAGGGAGACGATGAGGAGCTATACGCTTGTGAATACTTGCGTGCATGTTTCTCCACATCTTCCACTGACCAGACAGAGAATCCGTACCCGCCGTTCTTGAGCTTCCAAACTGCGTAGTAATAGACAGGTACTCCACGGTTCATCTTGGCTGGCTTGTGTACCAGCTTCTGCTCAAGACCGTACTCGTAATCAAAATCGTCATTCTCGTACACCACATGGGCATACACACTGGTCATCTCACCGGAGCGGTAACAGAGATCGATCAGACCCTTGTAGCCAATCTGGAATTGGCATTCCATGATGCCTTTCTTGTTGTTCCTGAATGGGATAAGGTACGCCTGTCCCAATGGCGTGTTTGGCTCTAATCCCAGCTGTGCTGCCTGCATCAGTCCACCGAGGAAGCTGTTGCGTTCACACTGTGCCAGCTTAGGGTTGCTGGAAAGGGCGGTAAGTGCGATACGGGTGAAACGCTCTGCAGTGATTACAGATGGCAGTGCCTTTGCAATCTGATCCTGCATGGCCACCACGAAATCCTTTAATGTCTGTGGTTGCTTCTTTGTTGCGACTGCCCTGTTCGCCTGTTTTGCGATTAGGCCCTGTTGGTTGGTCTGTCTTGATTGGTTCGTACTCATGCAATGCTCTCCTTGCTGTCCTTATTTGCCTTCAGCAGGAAACGCCTGCTGGAAGTTTCGTTGGTGAATTGTTTGTAGAGATCAGGATGCTTGACCTTGAAAGCCTTGGTGTCGAAACGGTTGCTGATGGTGGTCTTCCATGTGACGGTATGGATCCCGTCAGAGCCTTCCGATGCATCCCCCATGGCCATCTTGATGCGGTTCTCAAGAGCCTTGATCTCTCCTTCAAGCTGCTTTGCCACAGCCTTCTTCTCGATGAGTTCCCTGATTACAGGGGAGACAGAATAAAGAGGAGCATAGGATGTCTCGTCCTGTGGGTAGAGTTTCTTGATGGTCTCGTCATCCTGCTCGATCGGCTCGGGTGGATTCTTTGCTGCAATGTGGTTGTTCCAGAAATTGCGCTCCACCTCGATGAGTGCTGCAATATCGTCCTCGTTCCTTGGGACCTCAAATACATAGAAGCCCTTGTTGAGTACCAGGACAGCGAGATACCAGAAATCCCAACCGGTGACAGCCATGTAGTGCTGGCATTGCGTGTAGTACTCTGGAGGTACATCCCCTCCCTCGAAATCGGTATCGTTGTACACAGAAGTGGTTTTGCATTCAAGGCCGATGTTCTTTCCCACAATGCGCCTGTCGATATTGGCATGCATGAACGGATTCACATCATTGACCAGGATGTGATTCTCCCGTCTTACCGAAAGACCTGTCTGTTCGGTGAATCGCTGAGCGACATATTCCTCCAGGTCACGTCCCTGTCGCATGGGCTCGTTGTCCTCCTTCTCTGGAATCAATCCCATCTTGTCGGCATATACTGCCAACGGTGATGACCATTTGCTCAATCCCAGGATTGCGGCAGCATCACTGCCTCCGATGGCGTTCCGTCTCAGTTCCAGCCAGTTTGTCCTGTCTGAAAACGGTATCTTTGTGATTCTCATAGATTTCTCCTTGCTATTGCTTCTTTCTCGATTGCATCCATTACATGCTGAGACTGGCAGATCAGCTCGGTTATGTCGTATTCACCAAGCATCACGGTCATATCCTCTATGTATCCTCCCTCTGCAGGCTCCAACCTTGTCGCAGGTGATTCCCTGATGTAATTTCCAAGTACATCAAGGTCATGCCCTGCGTATTTGACGGTCTCATTGATCATCATGGTCTCACCATCCTTTTCCTTGTCCCCTGGGTCCGAGTCCGATCTTCTTTCGCTCTTCGTCTGACATCTGGTCTGCATCAACGATTGCGAAGGCTGCATAGACGAGAGCGCAGAACACGAGGACACCTACCGTGAGCAAGAACCACTCGATTCCTGTGAACTGCCTAAGTTGCTGAAGAATAAAGCCCATTTTTCCCACCTCCTTGGTGTGTACATCACGCTTTCCCTTGCAGGTCTGACAGGAATACCTCCACTCTCCGTTCGCTCAACTTCCGGCTTGCGACCTTGCCTGTCCTGGCAAGATAGCGAACCGTCTGTGCTGGGATCCCCAGCTCAGCCTCTGCCTGCAACGGGGTGACCCAGCGCTCATCATCAAGCGATGTGAGTATCTGGGCGATTGCATTGCTGAGGGATTGGTTTGCGGTTAGCAGCTCCTGCAAGAGAGCCTTGTCGATCTGGGTGGTCATTTTGATGCCCCCAGCTGAACGTCGTATTCAGCGACCTGTTGCGAAATCAGATAGTTGATGGTCTTGTTTCTGGACCATGACCTCTCTCTCGCAATTTTCTCAATCCTATCCAGTGTCGATTGTTCAACACGAATGGAAAATGTTGAGGTTTGTTGTGTTGAATTGTGATTGTTCTTAATATCCATGAACACAAACTAACACATATAAACACGTATGTCAATCAAGTTTTTTCAAAACGTTAGTGTTAACTTGTGTTGTTTAGTGTTCGGTGTTATCTTTGTATTGTTACAAGGAGTTTATTTATGTCATCTTCAACATTTTCAGTAAGACTGAATGCTGAGCTCCTGGAAAGGATCAAGCTGATTGCAGAATCTGAGACAAGGACAGTGAACCAGCAAATCGTGTATTTCATAGAAAAAGGCCTTGCAAGGTATGAGGCAGAAAAAGAATACCTCAGAGGTATGGATGACATACCAAACGACGAGAGAATGGCAAAGTAATGCATTTCCCCAACAATAGAAAATACCATAAAAAAGTAGCTACAGGTGATAATATTTTGTTGTATTTCCCAGATAAGAAGAAAAAATAGGAGTATTGT